TCAAATCTTTTGAAATTAAATAAACATGATTGTCTTGGTAGGTTAACACTTCTACATTTCCATCATCAAAAACATATATATAAACAAAAGAGTCTTTTAAAATTTGTTTAATATCAATATTTTTAACTATACTTCTTATCAGTCCTAATTCTTTTTTTTCAGGATCTTTGTTGATGAATATTTTGTTTCTATAGTTCACAACATAAATTTATTAAAAAACCCCCAAAAAATTTGAGGGTTCTTAGGGATGAAAACTAAAACAGTGATATTTGAATATATCATTACAAATATAATAATTTTATTCTTCATATGGGTTCTCATCAAAACCATATTCATAATTAATTGTTAACACTGCAAAGTGTAGTTTCCATGTGTACCAGTTTTCTTTTTCAGTGGGGTCATAATATTCAAAACCAACGATAAGACCTTCATGTGGCCATCTGAAAACGAAAGAAACCATTGTCCATTCCATACTAAAAAAGATGTGTTAACCTAGCCACTTGTCCGTGTTCTGGATGATGTAAGAACCCTTCTATTGCTTTAGGTGCATGTTGATAACCATTCCTATGGTGCCAAGAGTCTGCCGAGCTTGGACTTCTTAATGATTCTACTGTAACACCGGCAAAATCTTTAGAATTTTTATGGTGAACATGATGAGTATAAACGTATCTGTGTTTACATTTTGACCAGTTATTTTTAGATTCAACAGCCATAAGTAAAGGAAGATCTCCTGTTTTTGCACCGTCACCATGAGTTGTTCCTATTAGATTATTTCCGTAAGCATAATATTTTCTATGAGATATACTTACATCAAAACTAACTTGTGTTGATTTTCTAAACCAACTTCTTATTACGTCAGCTAAAAAGAATCCGTTAGTATAATCATGGTTTGAAGGATTATAAGTTACATGGAGATCCGCTACAGACATTAACATTTCTATAACTTCTATATAAAGTTTTTTAGCTTTTAAAAAGTTATCATACCACATTCCGTCTGTATCTTGTGGAGTTCCTGAAGTTGTTTGTCTTTTAGGTGTATCAATGTGTAGTATGTCATTACCAATAATTAAAAGAACTTTGTCTATAGTGTATCCAGAAGACTTATCTAATATACCCTGCACACCCTCTTTAACTCTTTTAACAGCTATTTCCGTATTGTAATCCTCTCCTGTTTCAAATGAATCACTAAGTTTACCTATGTGAACATCGGCAGGGTCTATAACTAATAAATGTGCATTTTTAGATTTTTTTCTAACTATTTTAGGATAATTTGGAGAGTGTTTGTCCATCATATCCATAATATCTTGTGAAATATCATGATAAGATATTGTTTCAGGTCTTACCTGTACAGAATATTCTTTTGTTTTATCCCAATACTGACGTACATTTTCAAAATTAATTCCTCTTTCTTCACAGTATTTGTATACTCCGAAATGCCTTATCTTGTTTAACTCTAGTTGTTGAACTCCAGAAAGCCAAGTTCTAAACTTGGTTCTTCCTTTTTCTGCTGGTCTCGGTGGTATACCTAAAGCTTCTGATTCGCTTTTATTAATCCAAATTCTTTTTTTACCGCTCATGTTTCCATACGTTTTTTAATTTCTTTTAAATCATATATAAGAGAGTTGATTGTGCCTTTACATTCTTCAAAGTCGCCGTCAGAGATTTCTTCAAAAGCATCGTTTAGTTTATCATGCATTTGGTTGAAGGTCCTTATAAGATATTTCTCTCTGTATTCTAAAGGCATTTTATTTATCTATTATCATAGATACTTTTTTAGGTTTGGTCTAAAATATTCTGATCCTTTCATTATTTTTCCATCATGTCTTTTTAAAACTTTTCCGTTTTCTAATTTGCTCATATTCGATTTATGAACTTCAAAAAACATATCTAAAAATTGTTTATCAATACCATGTTGAACTATAAACCCAGATAATACATAGAACATGTCTATAATACTATCACAGATTTCTACTAGGTCTTTATTTTCACAAGCCTCTAAGTATTCGTCTAATTCTTCTTTAAGTAAATTGTATTTTAAATTATATTGCTCTTTTTCAATTAAGCAAGGAGTCTTTGATATTGGTAGCCCAAAAGAACTATTAAATTCTTTGATTGATTTAATAATTGATTCTTCGTTGTTAAAAGTAGCCATTTCCAATTATTTACATGGAAATGTAGTGATTTTTTTGTTGATAATCAAGCTTTCATTAAAAGTTTTTCTTAAATCCTCAATATTTACGTAAGAAGCTGTTGATTTATGAAGTAAATGAACTAGCTGGTGTATTAAGCCTTCGTCAGAAAGAATCTCTCTTGTAGGTAGATTTTTAATCCAACAAACGTAACAAGCAAAATGTAAAGCTTTTTGTGCATTTTCTATAAATGTTTCGTTGTCCATGATTGTGAACAGATCGTATTGTTTTTTTAATCCTTTAGTGTCAAGCAGGAACGTTTTGTTTTTGATCTTGTATTCTTGTTGCCAATTCGATATAAAGCTCTCTTGCTTTTTCTTGTAGTTTTTTTTGATCATTTTTTACGTTATATAGTTCTTTACCTTTTTTCTTTCTCCCTTTAAAATTAATTTCTATTGTCAAGTGTGTTTGATTCTGTATTACAGGATAAATTGTAATTCCATTGTCAATACAAATTTTTATTGCTTCGTGTATTTCCATTAGATTTCTAATTTATTAATTGTTTCAAAGTCTATGTCAAGCATTTGCTTTGTTTTAAACTTATTGTTTTCGTCAATCCAACAACTGTTATCCCATATAGGTATACCTTCTTTTAAAGTAGTGTATCTACCGTTATTTACATCCCAACAATATGTTGTATGTGCTTGGTTTTCTCCAAGATTTGAAAATTTTACTTTTAAAACCTTGACTTTTACAGTTCCTTCTTCATAATCTCTATGTACAAGTATACCATGAGGACTCATATCATAAAATTCTCCACCACCTTTTACACTATAAAATGTAGGTTCCAATAATTTACCGTTATCGCTTTGTGGTTTTGTTGGATGAGCAACTAATATGCATATTACGTCATTCTTTTTACAAAAGTTATCTATTTTGTTTAAGTAAATGTTTGTGTAGTCGTTTATTGACGCATTCAAATTGTCTTTATCTCTCACTTTATTGTATGGGTCAATAACTAAACATCTAATACCCATTCTTTTTACAAGTTCTTCTCCCTTTTTTAAAACTTTATCAAGATCAAATCCATCTTCATAATCTATAAAGAAAAAGTTTTTATTTACATGCTCCAAACACCTCTGCCATTTATAACTTTGTGTCTCTTTATAGTTTGGTGTTTCTCCATAAATTTTTCTAACAAGTTTATCTACATGTAAGTATTGTGGAAAGTTTTCTGTTGATGCATAAGCTGTTTTCCATCCATGCATTAAATTATAACCTATTGTCATTTGATCTACAAAATCTGACTTACCACTACTTGGAAATCCTGTCACTACTATAAATTGTTTTGTATACGTAGTAAATATATTGTCAAACTCGTCTAAACCTATTCTATATCCATTTTTTACACCATTTTTATAAAAGTCATCAAGTTCTTTGTGCATGTCAGAAACTCTAAGTACGTTTTCAATAGGACATGGTATAGCATTTGTAATAGTTTCTTTTAGCTCTTTTTTTCCATACTTTATTAAGTATTCATTTGCATCTTTACAATCTTTAAAATTTACCAACCAAACCTTATCGGATCCAAACCTTCTTATAAGCTCTTTTTTTCCATTATCTCCAGCTTCATCGTTATCTACTGCAACATATATTTTATCTTTATTTTCAAAATAAGAATAGAAATCATTTAAATAATCCATATTTATTTGACCTGTTGCAGTAAACCCATTAGGTACACTTATTACATGATCTACACCAGATTCTTTGTAAGACAAACAATCAATTTCTCCTTCTACAATTACACACCAATCAGAGTTCTTAATTGAATCTATGTTGTAAAAAGTTTTTTGAGCACCTTTATAAAGCTTAAAGTTTTTTAAAGCATCTCTATACTTTATGTTTATTAATTGATTATCTACATAATAGTTAAACATTATAACTGCAACTTCTTTCTGAACTTGTGGCATATATTCTTTACCATTACTTACACGAAGCTCGTTTAATGTTGCCCTGGAAATTTTTCTAGTATCAAACCATTTATAAATTTTTTCTTGTATTGGGTTTAATTTTTCTACCGGAACAACAAATGAT